CTCCGTGGGATCTTGTGTACGCAGCGGTCCTTGTCGACATGCCAGTAGCAGAAGAGTCTGCAGCATAACCGCATAGAGGTTGCAAGACCGCATAGAGGTCCCTGAACGCAACTAGGAGGTGTGGGTCTCTGAAAGCCGAGGGGCCCGCGGAAGGAGTCGAAATGCCGAGCAAGAATCTCCGTGCAGGGGTGAAGGGTCGGGCGGGCAAGCACAACGTGATCATTCGAGGCACCCGCGGTCGGACGTTCGCTGGTATCGTTGCCGTACGGACGAACGCAACCACCGGTGACATCAAGATCCGTAGTGGCGCACACAAGCCGCTGGTGTCGGGAGCGACCCAGAACACGACGCACAAGAGCAAGACTGCCAGTACGTTCGAGCAGCGGCACTGACGAGATATGGTACACGTGGAACGGCCTCAGGTGGTCTCTAAGGCTGCCTACTTCAAACTGGTCGGGTACGAGCCGCACCCGAAGCAGTGGCTGTTCCACAAGAGTCGTGCACGCTTCCGGGCCCCCTGCTGCGGTCGGCGATTCGGGAAGAGCCGCATGGCTGGTATGGATGTCCAGCCGAAGCTGCTTGTCCCGGATCGCCGCGCCTGGATCGTTGGTCCGACCTATGACTTGTCTGAGAAGGAGTTCCGTGTAGTTTGGAATTCTATGATTGTCAGACTGAAGTTCGGTACTGACAGACGTGTGAAGAAGGCGTACAACAAGAAGCAAGGGGAGATGCGGATTGAGTTCCCTTGGGGTACCGTTATTGAGTGTCGAAGCGCTGATCACCCTGAGAATCTTGTTGGTGAAAGCCTTGACCACGTTATTATGTCAGAGGCTGCTAAGCACAAGCAGGACACCTTCGAGCGTTACATTCGTGCTGCGCTTTCTGATAGACGTGGTTCTGCAGACTTCCCCACTACCCCCGAAGGCTTCAACTGGTTCCACAAGATCTGGCAACAGGGTCTTAGCCCCGATCACCCTGACTTTGAGTCCTGGCGTTTCCCATCCTGGGACAATCCATTCGTATTCCCGGAGGGTCGCAATGACCCAGAGATCAAACTGGTAGAGAACACCACCACCGACGCATGGTTCCTTCAGGAGTATGGTGCGGACTTCAGTGCTTTTGTCGGTAAGATTTTCGGGGACTGGCAAGAGGACGTCCACATTCGCAGTCACAAGTTCAATCCGGAGTGGCCTAACTACGGTGCGTTCGACTGGGGGTTCACCAATCCGCTCGCCTTTGTTGAGTTTCAGATTGACCCCTGGGGACGAGTTCATGTTTGGCGCGAGCATTATCGGTCATATCTGCGACTCGAAGAGCACCTGCGGATCATTGAGACCAGGCAGAATCCTGAGGGTTATCGGCTCGACTGTACGTTTGGAGACGCTGCCGACCCAGGTGCGGCCTCGTACGTAACGGAGCACTTCGCTCCCTGTATTGCTGACCCACGAGCGAAGAGTGGCACGGTAGATGAGAAGGGCAAGAAGGTCTTCGAGTCAGGTTGGCGCGAGGGCATCGAATTGGTTGGCAGTTACCTTAAGCTTCGAGAGGGTACGAGTTTCATCGACGCCTCCGAGGCCGTCACTGAAGGTGATATGTCCGCTGTTGACATGCTGCGGACACCGTTCCTACTCGTCGACCCGAGCTGTGTCAATGGGATCCGAGAGTTCAACCACTACCGTGCCCCGGAGACCCGGGCGGAGGTCAACACCCGTGAAGCTGCCCAGAAGTTCGATGACCACTTCCTTGATGCCTTGCGTTACGGAATGATGCACGTAATCAAGCTTGGTGCGCTTGGACACTTGTCGGACATCTACACAGTGCAAGACTTCCTGGAGAAGACAGGCGCCCAATCAAAGGGCCTCGCCACTGATTCAGGGTACTTCGACCTTAATGACCTGGAGTTCTGATGAGGAAGTTCTTCATGGGCTTCTGCTGCGGGACGACGATCCTCCCAGCTGTCGGGGTGATCTACTGGCTCTGGATGACCAGAGATGGGAGGTATTCGCGTGGATAACGTGCAGCTCGAGCTATTCTCGTCAGAAACTCAAGGCGGTGTGGATTCCCTAGAAGGGCGACCAGGCGGCATAGATGACGATCACTTGGACCCTGGATCGGAGGCACTGACAGAGCACCTCGATGCACGAGCGCTTGCACTTGAGGTTGTGTTAGGCAAGTATGATCTTGTCGATGTCAATGGTGAGCACGGGTACATGATCGTCTCCGAGCGGAAGACGAATCAGGCGTTCCCGATCCTTGCTGACCCGCAGACGTCGACCAGCGAGCTTGGATCAGCATCGCCGTCGCCTTGGACCTCCTGGACTCGAGAAGAGCACGTCTCAGCACTCCGCGATCGTCAGGGCCTGACCACCTTCTACCGCATGAAGCGTGGCGATGGCATCGTCCGGGGATCGCTGCGAGCGTTGAAGACGCCTCTTCTGTCAGCGCACTGGTATATCAAGCCTGCATCGACGGACAAGCGCGACAAGACGATCGCAGAGTTCGTACAGGACAACTTGTTCCACGACCTGAACGTCAGCTTCCCTGTCCTGTTGCACTACATCCTGTTGTGCTGCGAATACGGCTACATGCCATTCGAGCTGGTCTGGAACGCGCCAGAACTGGTGGGCAGTTCCTTCCGTCAGAAGCTTCGGAAGATCGCACCACGACACCCTATGGATGTACAGGAGTGGGTGTACGATCTACATGGTGGCCCTAATGGTATCATCATGGAGCCTGCAGTCAGTACTCCAACCGAACCTGGGATCTACATCCCAATCGAGAAGCTGGCGGTCTTCACCCCTGAGCCTGAGGCTGGCGACCTGTCGGGTGTAAGCGTTCTTCGTAGTGTCTACAAGCACTGGTTCTACAAGGAGACACTATACAAGATCGATGCCATCCAGAAGGAACGTCACGGCATCGGTATCCCAGTCATCAAGTTGCCGATTGGGTATTCACCCGCCGACAAGACCATGGCGCAGGAGCTTGGTCGTAACATGCGAACGAACGAGAAGGCCCACGTCGTTCTGCCGAACAACTGGGAGTTCATGTTCGCTAAGATCGAGGGACAGTCAGTCAACTGTCTCACGTCGATCGACCACCATGATAAGGCCATCATGGCGAACGTGCTTGGATCATGGATCATGGAGGCAAGTGCTAAGGAAGAAAGCCTTAGCATGTTCATGAAGTCCACGCGTTACATTGCTGCGATCGTCACGGACATCTTCAACCGCTACATCATCAAGAAGCTGGTGTATGCCAACTTCACTCTCGGACCGAACCGCAAGTGCCCGACGCTAGTGTGTCGTCGGATTGGTGAGTGGCAGGATATGCGTACGCAGAGCTTCACATTGCGCAACGCTGTTGGTGCTGGTCTCATCGAGCCCGACGACATCCTGGAAGAGGTCTTGCGTGACGAGCTCGACCTGCCTCCGAAGGACTTTGCAACAGCTCGGAAGATGATCACTGAGCCTGGCGGCCCCGACGAAGAGGAAGATGACGAAGAAGATTCTGACCAAGCATCAATGAGGAACCGTGGGCAGAAGGCAGGTATGCCTCGCCAGCAAAACGTCCCGCCTAAGGGCGCCGGACGCAGCAACACAGGAGTCGACCGTAGAGGTAGCTAGGGTGCCCAAATAGTATCCGTGCTTTTCCTGTTTGACTCCTATATAATCAAATTAGTACCAACCGGAGGGGTAATGGCGAAGACTGTCGGGTACTACGTCGATCTCAGCACAGTCACGCTGAGCGATGGCGACTCGCCCACCAGCTGGGTGCCCGCCCTTCCTGGCGGCAGCTACAAGCACCCGGTATACGGTGAGATGAAGTTCACCGACGATCGTGTCAAGAACTTCGCGGCGAGCGTAACAAACAGGACGCGGGGCATCGAGCCCGACATCGACTACGACCACAAGCAGGACAAGGCCATGGGTAACCGGGCCGCTGGTTGGGTCAAGCAGGCTGAGGTTCGTCCCTCGAACGATGGGACCAAGAAGGACCTCTGGCTTCTCGTCGAGTGGACCCCTGCGGGTGCTGAGTCCATCAGGAACAAGGAATACCGGTACTTCTCGTCGGAGTTCGCTGACGAGTGGACAGACCCCCACGGCACGAAGCACAAGGATGTTCTGTTGGGCGGTGGTATCACAAACCGTCCGTACATGAAGAACCTCCTGCCGCTGAACCTGTCGGAGCTCCAGTTCTCCGACGACAAGGTAACACCAGACAAGGGAGAACAGGTGGACCCGAAGGAGCTTCGCAGGAAGCTGGGTCTGTCGGAGACGGCGACCGAC